CCTTAGTAAGGCTAATTCGCTTCTAGCTCCACCTCGTCGACTCATCCGTCGATCCGGCCTGTGCCTGAAGATTCCTCACACCCCCGTCGCATCACACACCCTAGAACTCCCCGTCGTAATCCTCCTCGTCTGCCAAGTCATCATAGACGAACTCCCCTGGATCGAACTGCCCCATGACCTCATCACTCAAGAAGTGATTCAAGGCATCACCGACCCCTTCACCCAACCTCCCGACAGCATCCATTATGACACTTGGGGAGATTAGGGTGGCCTGAAGCCCTTCCAACCCAGTCTTAGTTGCGGGCACAGCACCCACTATAGACCCAATATCGGGCAAGACCCTGCCGAGCATCTCATCCACACTTAGCCCCGTGTTCCCCTTCCTATACTCTTCAAACAGGTTGTCGAACAGCGGATTGACCACTGGGACTTTCAATTCCCTCGGAGCTTCGGCTGCCTTCCTCGCCCTCGGTATCATGGTTGTCTCCACGTCTCTCAAGAAATCATTTGTTGACATGCTATATTGACTAGGGGGCTGGAGACTAGGCCACATCACTGCTAACATCCTCACGTACCGTATGATTTCCAGACCGTCCTGCCGGTCGATTTCGCTGCTCTTTATCGAGCCCAGTGCCAGGTTGATGGAGGATCTGTAGGACTCCTTGAGCTTCCCGTACACAAGTATCCTGAGAGCGAAGCGGATCAGTCTCTGTTCCCGTCTCAATTGAGGTGGCTGTGCCTTCCTGGCCTCGTCTACGGCGATCAAGAAAGTGTCCATGCTCCTGGCTGCCGAACTTAGCCTTCGATACAGGGAGATATCTTCATCTTGCCTTAATCTACTGACTGACGATGCTAATCGCCTCACATTGCGATACGGAGATTGCCAGGCCAGTTGTGCGAGTTGTTCTTCGTCTAATAGGAAGACGTTCTCTGATACTCTGCCATCCACGTTTCCTTCGGCATAGGTCATGATGGTCTCGAATAGCGCCTTCCTCTTGACAGAAGTCCCGGTCCTGGACTCGGACCCGAGTTCGCGTATGAAATCCTCGCTGAGCCTGAACTCAGTCTGCTTAATCATTAGATGAGTGGCTCGATTGCCGGAGCCAGGGTCGAGGACTATCATCGGAGCGTTAATGACCAGCCGTGCCTCCTGCTGAATGACAGAGAGGTGATTATCAATGCTGTCTCCTATATTCCTTGCCTTACGGTCAGCTATGATGTCTTCGACGCTCAAATCAGGCGGCAACATTTCGGTGATAGAGTTGCCATGCACGCGACTGGTGACATCGTAAATGCCAGACATTTCTTTCCTCATAGAACTACTACTAACCAGTGTCTTGTACCAACTGGCGCTTGTGAGGCTCTGTGAGGGTCTGACAGGAATTATTGGGGGGGCCCGCATGTCCACCCACAGATACAAGTACCTCGGTTTGTAGTTATTACTAGTCGGGTACAAGATTCTCATGTCACTCGACTGTAGCATGGCTCGCCAAAGGTCTTCTGGAGGGCCTTCTGAGAGGCTATTCAATCGGACGAGCACACGCTTCAGCTTATAGATAGCAGACACGGGGATATCCAGTAAGTATTTCAATACATCGTAGATCCCAGACACCTTCCCCTTGAGGAAAGAGAAGTCCATGATAACCACATCCTTATCTAAGTGCGAACTGACCGACTCAGGATCTGTGATGTTGACATTTGGATCTGGCTCCATCCCAGGCTCTAATTTGACAGATGTGAATAGGTCGGGCCGATAATAGCTGACATGTGGGATCCCAGCCTCTTCTAGAGCGTGGTGAAAATCTCCCCTCCCGGCTGCCATGTCGACGATCACATCGGTCATCTCTATGAGATTGTCTCTGAGTAGCCCCGTCAAGACAGCCTTGGCGGTCCCAAATGTATCAGAATTAGTCCTGCTATCATATATGCCTACATTACTGTAAGTGGCAGATTGCGCCTCATGCCATTTCACATATTTCCTAAATTGCCTAAATTCACTCGCAAAGGTGTCGCAGGGCCTCACCCAACCATAATTTATGAAAGATATCGCCGCATGCATGGCTTTATTCTCACCCACATACTCAGCATCTGTCTTACTTGACTGGCCAGCGTCATAAATCACAAGAGTGGATAGGTCTAGAAGCTTTGAATCCGCCACCACTTCGGCCACTGCCTGCTGGAGCAATGTCATGTCCACTCCCATTTCGGTCACCAACTCGAAAGTCCTTGTCAGGGTTATTAGATCGTCCTCCTGGTCATTCTCATAAACCCCCTCAGACAACAGCAGTTCGGTCCTCGTCACTGTTCCTGATTGGTCGACTCTGAAAGTGTGCCCCGTTATTTGGTAATCAAGCCCGTATCGTATAATCCAATACTTCATAATCCGAACTCTCAAAGGCCCCTCATCCAATTGTCTTCTTAGGGCTTCAGGCTGCAGATACCTACCCGAGCGCTTCCCTCTATTAGGCTTGTCACGGAGTTTCAAACTTATCAAGACTTCCCTCAGTACTGAGCTGCTGTTGTAGATGCTTATTGAATCAGATCGGGATGATTTTAACAACATTAGCACCGCTTGTTCATCATTGAATCCCCTAGCCGCCGATCTCATCTGTAAGAAATCTTGCAAGCTTAAATCGGTCAAGAGGGTTTGAATGTCTTGCCAGGCTTCATCAAAGCTCACATCTTGCCACTCCACGACCAGGTGGCGTTTCCTATTGAAGAACTTGAGCCACGATGGGCGTTTAAGCATGTTCCACCCCAGCGTCATACTCTCATTGATCAATTCCTGATGGTGTCTCACAACCATTGCTCTCCAATCTGAGCTCGAAGTGCCCCGGCCCTCTTTGACCACCAGGTGCCTTGATTCGGTTCGAGAATCGTCTACCATCCCTATATCTTTCTCATGATGGCTAGCATACTGAAAAACAACCACTGTGTCTACGTCGACCCTCATACCCGGTTGCATCGAAGCAGGCATCCAGTCAATCTTGGCTTCCTGACGAGGTAGGCAGAAATCCTCTCTGACATCCTTGATGCTAGACGTCGCCATCAGATCAAACCTCACTTGAAGTTCGGGGAAAGAGAAGATGACCTTCCTCAGGGTGATGGCCAGGATGAGCCGGAACCTCAGGTACTCTATATTTATGTTAGAATCAACCCAGTCCCTCTCTTCCATCAGATTTTGGTTCACGAGAGCATCCGTGCTATTGACCGCATTCGGCAGAGCCTTGATAGCACTATCAGCCCTATATGCCCGGGAGGCCAGTCTGTGAGCGATCTCGCCGCCCGTTGGGGGGAGGACGCGGTAGACTAACTCCTTGAAGGTGGACATGGAGTAGAATGACAGGGTGAAATCGCAAGCTTGCTCAATGTTCGAATAATATCCATGCAACGGGCTATACTCCCTACCCAACTGCCCCGTCTCCATAACAGCTTTGTGTGAGTTGATAAGTATGAACTGAGTGCCTCTCACAAGCTCGTACATCTTGACTTCCTCCAAAGATTCGAACAGTGCCTCCTTCTGCTCTTTGTCAGTCTTGATCTTGACAGTCGAGCTAGTCTTCGGTTCCAGCGTCTTGATGTTGCCGCCCACATATGTGAAGGATGGACGATTGCTGACCTTCAACAAATGCTCCCCGGTTGGGCGAGTGACTAGCACATCGTCATAGAGTGGCTCTGTTATCCTCACGAAATTCACAGCCGGAAACATTTGGTCTCGTATCGATAGTAGACTGACATCTAGGTTCTGATAGAAATCGAAGGCTGGTGATGCGGGGTTCGGCTTTCGGAGCAAGACGCGGCTAGCTGTCCGATTATGCTTGAACACCTTCAGCACCGCAGCTCGTATGACCTTTGCGGGAAGCCCCCTCAAAAACACATCGGACGCCAGGACTTTTGTGGTCAGAGTCTCGATGAGGCAGAATTTGCTATTGGAGAGGAAGAAGGAGCTGATCCTATACCAGAACTTCCCTCTCAATATGTCCATGAGAGTAGCCTTGTATCTGGGGAGGTGTTCATCCATTTCGAGGAGCTGCTTGACCCGACGATTCTGGCAGATCTCGCGTAAGCCAGCTTTTATGTAGCCTTTCATGATGCTCGTGGCAGCGTCACACTCTCGGTACAGTGGGTAAGCGGTGTCAATTATCTTAGTGGATTCTTTGGCCGGATCATAATCAGAGATACCGCGCATTACGGCAGTGAACATCATAATCAGATTCTCCCTATCCGGCAGATACCGATCATACATCACTTTGACATAATGCATCTGTTTGAAGAAACCGTCACTATGACCAGCTAGAGCCTCGATTATCATTAGTGGGACACCCATGCCGCCCACTCGCTCAGGCATCATCAGAAAATGGGCGCAGTAAGAGAAGGTCGCATCTCTCTGGACAACGCCTCTTAAGAATGTGGACATGAGTGCTGTTTTTATCTCGCTATAGTGCGTGATCGCAATCAAGTCGGCCACCCTAATCTTTTTGCCCTTAGTTAGGCTCTTCATCGACTCTAGCTTGACGGTCTCCAGCACACTGTTCTTCACGGCCCGCATCCAATCTTCTTCTGGGAGGGCTTGGAGCCTCGAGTAATCTGCGTACAGCATCCTTGAGAGGCTTCCAAACGCAATCCCTTTTTGATCGTCAACGACATAGAATTCTCCATTCCGATCTTCCAACCCCTGATACATTTCTTTATACGACAGGATGAACGTTCGGTACCATTTCAGAAACATCGGGGCTATCACGTGATTCGAGCCCTCTATGGCTGATTGCACACTAGAGCAGATACTTGCGGCATCTAACCTGTCATTAAAATAGCTCTGACTATTGAGCGAGGACACTGATATTAACCTCTTAAGGCTGGAATCAGACTTGCTGCCTTCGTAATAATGATCCCGAAGCATGGTTGCCCTGGGTTTTGTCACTGAGGTCTGGGATGATTTTATGATGAACCCGTGGCTCATGTAATGAGCCTTGATCTCAGGCATGATCCGATTAATCTCCTCTGGCGTCTCCTCGTCCAATCTGATGACGGCATCTACATCGTCTGAGTAATTAGTCTGCAGTGGGCTGACCAATCCCAGCTTGATCGGTAGCAACTTAGTGACAAGTAGAGTGTCCAGCGTCCACAGAGGGTTTGCCCATCCCTCAATTCCGCCCAATTGGCCCCTCGACCTCATGGCCATGCTATGCCTAGCGTAGGGATAGAACAAGTCCAAATTGCCGAAAACCTTAGGATAATCTTTAAAGCTCGGTACCCCTGTGATTTGTGCGATAAATTCGCAGAGAGGGCCAGAATTGCCGATCTGCATAGATTGATTGTGCCCCTCGATGTCCAATAAGAAGTTGTAGAAGCCTTTGACATGTGAGTAAGATCCGAGTTCATGCTTCAGGTGATTTTTCTGTTTGGACCCTATGGACATAAGCTCGCCTTCGTAGTAGCCAAGGACTTTCATTATCGTCGCCATCATCAAAGAATTCATGTGCTTGTATGAGATTGTGGCACTTGCGAAAAGCCTACCTTCGATCTTCTGCTCATTGTTCTTCTCACTCATCTTGGTTGGCAGAGGCTTCTTAGATGCTGACTTCTCGGGCGCCTGAAAGGATATTTCGGTCTCGCCGGTTGAGGTGTATGGGCTATAGTCGAGGTCAGGCATGTCATAAACAGTCTTCTCCAACACTAGCTTCAGCTCGGATGCGCTATCTCCATGGCCATAAGTTATGTGTTCTTTTGTTGCAGATTTTTCTTTGGCGTATTCCAACGGGTCACCTGTATCCGCAATCATGATCGTCTTGCCATACTCGATGTCAACCCAATAGTCAAGGGGGAGGGCAGCAATCTCGCCCACTCGCCCAGATTTCAGGAGACTTGACAAATAAGCCTGTTTCTCAACCGGCCCAATGATGACAGGAAGTCGATGATGCCGCTTAGAATAGTTGGCGGTGAATTCCCTCTTTGCTAGACTCACCTTCTCGATCACGGCTTGGGTGTCAAACGGCCTTGGACTGTGAA